GATCCTGCGTGCTTCTGGACTCAAGTAATTCTTTATGGCACTTCCCGCTACCCTTACTGCCGAAATCGGCACTCTTTTGACCGACAACTGGACGGCTATCGTTGCTGACGCTGACGCTAACAGCGGCGTCACCAATCTTTCCTTCCAAGTCAAACTCACGGAAACCTCCCCTCCTGGTGGCCCGATGGCTTTTGAAATCGGCTTCACCCATCGCTATCGTACTGAAATCTCTGCAAGTCAGTACGAAAAGGTGACTGGTACCGTCTCCTAATTTTCCTTAACCTTAACCCCGTAATATACTAATATGTCCAACTCCATTGGTGGCTTAACGCTCCAACTCGTTGCGGAAGAATCCCTCCGCACGCTCGTCCCCGAACTCGTACCGCTGACCAAGATCGCCGTTACGGACTTCGGTTCCTATGTCGCTGAACGAGGCTCCACCGTTCACACCCGCTACGCTGGTTCGTTTACTTCCACGAAGTATAACCCCGCTAACGGTTTCGTCCCAACCGCCGCTACCTCGACCGATGTGGCCATCACCCTTGAAGAACCCGATTATGTCGATGTTGCATTCACGGACTTCGAAGCCTCCACGCTCTCGCTGGAACGCCTCCGCCGTCTGTTCATGGCTCCTATGGCCAACGCCATCCAGTTGTCGCTTTACAACGCAGTTCTCGGCAAGGTGACCAACGCCGCTTTTGCTACCAAGGCTTACAACGGTGCTATCGGTTCGTTTGCTCGTACTTCGGTTGCCGCCGCCGCTACCTCGCTCACGAAGGCTAACTTGCCTCACAACGATCGTCACCTTCTCCTGTCGCCCGATGCTCTCGGTCAACTCGTCCAAGACCCTTCCGTTGCCCAGACCTTCTCGTACGGTGTTTCGGATGTTATCCAGAACAACGCCATCGACAAGAAACTCCACGGCTTCGGCGTCAGCGAGTTCAATGGTTTCAGCGGCCTAGGCACCCCTTCCTCGGAAGGTCTGAACGGTATCGCTTCCTGCAAGGAAGGCTTGGTCATCGTCACCCGTGTTCCTGCCAGCCCGACCACGGGCGGTGGCGAACAGATGAATGTGACCGACCCAGAAAGCGGCTTTACCTTCGCTCTCCGTTACTTCTACAACTGGCAGATGGGCACGCACAATATGCAGGCCGTCTGGCTCCAGGGTACGGCTGTCGGTAACCCTGCGGCTCTCCAGCGTATCATCTTCACCTAATAGGTGGGGATTTAGGAGGCCGTTAACAGCCTCCACCAGCGAAAATGCCGAGAGGCCCATCCCCACGGGGGTGGGCTTCTCCTTTTGTTGACAGTCCGCTAATTACAGATGGCTGACTTACCTTCAGAATGGGCCGCAGACGCCCTTGAAATCCTTGGGGAGATTCCCAAGTCGGTAACCGTCAAAAGCGTCCCAGGAGGCACGCCCGTGGCCTTTAATGCTCTAATGAGCCAGCCTGCCGTGATGCAGGACTTGGAAACGGGTGGTTTCACCTCCTCAACCTCGTACGATGTCAAAATCCTGCGGGTTCAAGCCGCCGCCCATCCTGGCCTTGTAGCCTTTGGTAACATCATCGCCTTCAACGGAGAGCAGTATCGCATCATGACGGTCACCGACCGACCCCCTTCGGCTTGGGTGATCTGCAAGGTGCAGACGCTGGTTCAGTAATGGCTATTCAAATCAGTACGGCTCGGAATGTTCACATGAACACCGACCTGTATCATACCCATGTGGCACTCTATTGCCAAGTAATGCGTAAGACTATGGCCGATGTGGTCAAAAACGAGGCACGCTTGCTTGCCCGTGACGCTTGCGACTTCACCCCACCGTTTTCTGGTTCTGCACCCACTATCAGCAAGGGCGGCGAAGGCGGATTCGGCAATAAAGCCCGTGATAAGGGTCGTGCCGCCGTAAGCCGTGATGTCCGCAGGATTTTTGCCCCGCTTGCCCAGGCTCCCTACGCTCTAGTGGCCAGCCGTGGCGACCTTGGAATCTTTGATAAATGGATTAGACTTAAAGAAAAGTTGCCCCCCCCTCATGAGCCTTCATGGATTTTCCGTGTTTTCCACTTAAACGGCATGGTGGTAACCCAGGCTGACTTTGATAACTTTAAGCAAAGACACGCACAACAGAACCAAATGTCTGGTTTTGCAAAAGTTTCCGATTATGATACGCCAGGAAGTATTCAATCGGTTCATGAGCATATTCGTGGGAAACCAAATTATTTTGTAAACAAAAACAGGAAACCTACAAACTTTACAGCCAACTTCAATTTAGTCGAAGATTACATCAAAAAGGTTCAAAAGCGTGTAGGTAAACTGAAGGCTGGCTGGTATCACGCTGGCCTTAAACTTGGCTTCATGCCTACGGCTCAATGGGTTTCTGGACAAGGCTCATCCAACGCTATTTGCCAACCACAACTTACTGGCACAAAACCCAAGGTGAAGATCGGCAACGCCATCGCCCGTGACCATTCACAAGGCTGGCACCTGTTCCAAAAGGCTTGGAACCACCGTGGCTTCGCCATGCGGGAGAAGATGCTCCACGCCCTAAAGGGTTCCAAGAACCACGGCACGCTTCTTCAGATTACCCAGAAACTACAAAAAGGCTTTACCCTTACCCAAGTTTAACCATGAGCATCCCATTCTATTCCGCCCGTACAATCGTAGAGGAAAAGGTTTCCGCCTACCTTACGGCCAACCTTACGGGCGTTGCCGTCCACAAGGGCATTACTCCAGAAATTAAGGTTATCCCTTTGGTTACGGCCTACGCCAAGGCATCCAAGGCCGTTGATGCCCTTGGTAGCCACCCATTTGGTAATTACACCGTAACCCTTGAAATCGGGGTCTATTCGTCCGCCGATGACGAAACCCTCGATCAGCACCGCACCCGTGTCCAAAGCGTCCAAAACCTTATGTCGGACACCTCTGCTTTAAAGGCTCTTTGGACGCTATCTACGGATGGCATCCTGTACGACCTTTGGGTTAACCAGGACGAGGAGGGTATGCACCAGCGTAAGTACGGCAATTTGATTGAATACACCGTATTTGTTATGCTACCCCCCGCCCCTTGACACCTCGCTAATTCCAAAGAACAACTATGGCAATCGCTATCGAATACGGTGTAGCCCTTTTTTACGGGCTTCGTGACAAGACTTCCATCACCTATATGGTCGTCCAGTCTGATGACATTTCCCAGTCATTCGCACTTGATGTTGAAGTCGCAGACGAAGATGGCCGCACGATTACCGATCACCTTGATGACCGCCGCAACGAAGTTACCCTTGACGGCGTTCTGAAAGAGTCTGCCTCAATTCCTACAAACGGCGTTCAGTTTACCTATGATGGTGTCCAATATATCCTCAAGTCGATTGACGACAAAGGTTCCAACAAGGACTACCGTAAGGTCACCGTAAAAGGTATCAAGTACCAGGAAATCGCCTAAAGAGGCGGCATCCACGAATGGATGCTCGTTACCTCAAGGCCACGACCACGCTTCCCTCGGATGTAAAAGTCTGCGGGAAGCGGTTGCTTCCTTTCTGCCTACGGCATCGCATGATGCTTATGGCCATCGACAGCCCTTTCCTGGACATCGGCAAGCGTGGATTTACAGCCACCGATGTAATCAAGGCCGTAAGAATACTATCAACTTACGAAAAGAAAGGCATCAACGCACCAATCAACTTCATGGAGAAATGGCATATGATCGTGCTTAACTCCAATAGAAATAAGTTGGCCCGTGAAGTTGGACGCATTATTGGTGTTATCACAGAGTCTTGCTCTTACCCCAAAATGTGGTCAAAGGAGAAGGGCGTGAATAAGGAGAACATCCCGTGGGTGCTGTCTTGTGTGGCAAACAATGTTCGGAACGGTTGTACGCTTGAAGAATCATGGACAATGCCCGAAGGTGAAGCCGTATGGATGTCCATTTCCCACGCCATCTACAACGGTTCCAAGATTGATGTCCTATCGACCGATGACGAAGATATGCTCGATAAGTTCGACAGCATCATCAACCGCTTTAAAGAAGCAACTCCTAGAAACTAATGGCCTCTGAAATCGTAGTCACAGTCGGTGCAGATACCACCCAGTTGGAAAAGGGTTTGCAGGATGTATCCAAGCAAGGCAGTAAGGCGTCCACGCAATCCACTTCCTTTGCGTCCATCCTTGGTCGTGCGTACGGTATCGGCCAGATGTTAATGTCGGCAATTACGCCTATCTTTGACTTCATGTTGAAGTATGCGGAGAAGGCCCGTGAACTTCGCAATATGTCCGTGGCTACTGGTATGCCGACCGAGCAACTCCAAAAATGGAATGTAGTGGCACAGAACTCTGGCATGAGCCTGTCCACGCTTTCGCACTCGATGGCCGAGTTCAACAAGAAGATGGGCGAAGCCAAGATCAAGGGTTCCGAGGCCAATTCTGCACTTACAAAGTTGGGCTTTGGACTAAAGGACATTGGTAAGGAAAGTTTAAGATACGAAGATGCACTTTACGCACTTGCCGATGCACATAAGGCTGGTACAGATAACGCCACCTTGATGCACTATGGCACGCAGTTATTCGGCTCGTCTTTCGAGCAGATGCTTCCCTTGGTCAAGCAGGGTTCTGGAGAACTAAAGAAACAGTTGGGTAATGTTGCAACAGCCGAAGAAGAAAATGCCCGTGGTTCGGCTCGTTTTGCAGATATGATGACACGGGTTGGTGCCATTCTTGAATCGGCATTTATCGACATTGTGGGGACTATGCACAACCTGGGGGAAGGACTTGCTGATGCTATTGATAATTTTGCGAACAGCGTTTGGTACAACTTTAAAGGATGGTTTGTTGATCGTGGACAAATGTTAAAGGATGCCGCCGAAGCCACATACAAAAATCGCTCAAGTGGTCATACAAAAGAGGAAGATGAAGCATATTACGATGATTTGGCCTGGAGGTATTCTATGGATGCTGATGAAAAGAAAATCTTTTTGGACAGAATCAAAGAACTTCAAGGCGGTGCCGATGGCAAGAAACTCTCTCCGCTTGGCCTGTCCGAAGCCCAAGGTGCATCATCGCTCCAGCAGATGGGCGGCGGCGACATCGTTTCAGCCATAGCCTTTACTCCCTTGGAACGCATCGCAACAGCCACGGAACAGACTGCGGAAAATACCACTCCCCAGTTGGCTACCCCAAAAGAGGAAATCCAAATCTACCGCAACACCGCACTCGGATACTAATCTATGCCAATCGACACTTCTATCAAATACGGGAACGATCTGGAATCACCAGTAGTTCAGCCAGGATGGTCTGTGGACTCGGACGGCTTTGGTATGCTTCAGTCCACCGTCAAGTTTAAGTGGGCGAAGATTTACACCGCACAGTTTCCCAACTGGTTCCATCGTGGCCGTTCCCACCCTTCTGACGATTACTCGCAACTCAAGTTGTTTAAGGCAACGATGACCGAGGAAAAGGGACAGGTCGTAAGCATCGTGGCAGAATACTGCGGACTTGCTACCAATGGTGGTGGCGAGTCTGGAACTGATTATAATGGCCGTGGTTACAGCGACCCACAGATTATGATGACTGGTGCGGCGGCGGCAGAGAGCATCCAAGCCCACCCAAACTTTATTACTATAAATGCCCTAAACTGGGGCGATGTACCACCACTTGCTGGACACCCGCCTGCCCTTGGTGGTTTTGACAGCAACCTTACCACCAACCCAAATCGTGCGGCGTGGACTCCAAAGGTGGCTGGGGGTGGCCTTATCAATAACTGTCAGTTCATCGGTTTCTTGCCCAATCAAGACCCAACCGATGAAACCCCAAATCTGAAGGCTGGAATCAAATCCTATTACAAGCCGCAGATGACGCTTCGTGTGCTTATTTACTTCACGGAAGAAGAACAAGCATTAGATCGTGCCTCCATTGTTGGGTTTGTCACAAACGGTGGTGCTTATTACTTGCCAGAAGCATACAAGGCTTTTGCGTATAGTTCTAGCCCATATGCTGGTACCTTTAATTACACCGATCCTTGGACTGAAAAAATCCATAAATCTTTCCTTGTTACCAATGCGTCAGTCGAGCGTTTTGGGGCACTCTGGAAGGTGACCGCTGACCTCATGCTTTCTGGTCTTGGCGGCTGGGATAAGGATGTCTATATCGACAGTTCTTTAGGATAATGCCACGCTCAATCGGAGGATTTAATTCATCTACCTACGGTTCGTTTGGTACGGGACAACCTATCTCGGCTGGAGCCATGAACCGCATGGCCATCGCTGTGGACAGGGCGTCCACTATGATGTCCCAGGGCATTGATTTTAGGTCATCCAATAATGGCGTTGCATACAGTAGTTCACAGGAAGTTGTAAGCGTTCAGTCTTATCCACCGTTCACGGTATTTCTTGATTCAGTAGATGGAATAACCGTAGTGCGTGTATCAGCAGGGTCGGTCAATAGCGTCATCCCACTTATCAACGGGACTATTATGACGGGCGTCTATACTCCCCTCACGGCCCCCTTATCCGCTGGAACATATGTAGTGGCCATCAAGTGCAAGGCAGACCCAGCCCCAGCCTTCTTCCCGTTAATTAATTCGGAGATTGTGGTGATTGCTTACCCTACTACCGACACGGACACCGAAGGTTACATCGCCTTGTCCGTACTAACGGCTACTTCTGGGACGGGCGGTACCATCTCCTTTGGCCTTAATCAACTTGTCTCTGGTAGCCTTACCGCCGAGCGTCACAAGTATTCCGCCCCCAACACGGCATCGTATTATTACTACCGTGTATGATCGAGATTACCAAGCCGTGGCGTAGGACTCCTTTTTATATTGGAGAAACAAACCAATATAACGGAGACGGAACTAATAACGCAGGAATCGTTGACCCTGTTTTTACCAACCTAAAGGCAGATTGCCCAACTCAATTAGGTTTCATGCTTGGTGGGTCGGCTACGGTTTATAACTCATACACGGATTCTGTCACCACATATACAAGTCCAACTGATTACGAAACGGTTGATACGCCACGCTTTGAAATCACCGTTTTAGAGGGTGACTATGCCAATGCCCCGTGGGTAGGTCTTGCGGTAGAAATGAGGGCTGAACTTCAGACCGATGTAACTACATATATCGGGGGGGTGTGGGATACCACCACCACCTATTCCTACCTTAACTACACCTACAACCTAACGGCGGCTAACTACATCCCTAGCCCTACCGACCCTAACTTTTTTCCACCCAATCAGTATATTACCCCTTGGGCTTCTACCCCCCCAGGGCCGTCCTATACCTCATACAAGTACGAGGACTTGGGAGGTGGGGACTTTAGGATTACCATAGGCTTTATTGTATTTGCACCCAACAGGTGGAACTACATCTCGGTCGTTCCTGGTGACTTTGAGGTAGGTTGACATTGGGCTAATTCCAAAGCCCTATGGCTACTCCTACCTTCAGTTTTACCAAGGGTTCGACCCTAACGATTTCTGGGGTTTATACCCAGTCCAGCCCTGCCGCCCCAGCCAACTTGGACGGCATCGACCTTTATTGCACAGTTCGTGACTCCCGTTTTAACGATTACCCCTTGGTGGTAACCAAAGACAGCCCAACCGAGTTTTCGATGTTTTACGCCAATACCGATGATTGGCATTGGGGCATGGGGTTTATGGATATGTTGTTTGTGTCTAATGGGATCGCCATCTATTCGGAGACGGTAAATGTGGTTATCCTTAACAATGTAACCAAGAACATCTATACCTAATGGCTATCACCCTTACGATCTGCGAAGCGGCAAACATCGCCGTAAATCCAGTAGTCCCAGCGGTAGTTGTCATTAACCCGTCCTTGCCGTCCATCTCGGCTACCGTGACGGTTGGCAGTACCACGACTGGGGCACCAGGCTCCAACGCCCTTGTGGTCAACGCTGGCACGCCTTACGCCGCCATCCTAGATTTCACCATTCCCCGTGGAGATCAAGGAATCCAAGGAATCCAAGGAATCCAGGGCATCCAAGGGATTCAAGGCCAGAAGGGGGACACGGGCGACAGCGGCGTGGCCTTTGCCACGGCACCTCTAGCCTACAACTCTGGCACCCAGACCATCAGCATCGACCTGTCGTCCTATGCTACCCAGTCCTTCGTAACCTCGCAGGGGTACATTACCATCTCTGCCCTTACTCCCTACCTTACCTCGGCTACGGCGGCGGCTACTTACTACCCCCTTACCAACCCTGCGGGGTATATCACCGTATCAGCCTTGTCGGGCTACGCCACCGAATCTTGGGTCACCTCGCAGAACTACCTTACATCGGCTGACCTTACTGGCTACGCCACGGAATCGTTTGTAACCAGTCAAGGTTACATCACGGATGCCCCTTCTGACGGATACGGGTATGTTCGTAAAGATGGGGCTTGGGCTTACTCCCCAAAGTTTTACCAATTAGATGTCGGTACACATACTTCACTCACATCTGGTCAGTACCTACTTAATGATGGGTCTTTCGTAACCAACATCACCGCCGCTGACATCTCTCTTACCGACACGCTAGGTGCTGGTTTGACGCTGAATAATGTTGGTATCGTATTCCCAGACCTTTCGACCCAGACAACGGCTGGCATTTCATCGGCTACGGCGGCGGCTACCTACGCCCCTATTGCGGCGGCTGTCCTTGTAGGTGGATCGACTGGCCAAGTCCTTACCAAGACCAGCGGTACGGATTATGCCCTGTCTTGGGAAACTCCTGTCATTGGAGATCGTTATCTGACTTCATCGACTACGAGCAACACCGTAAGCAACGGGAACAAGACTTTTACGATTGGAACGGGCTTGTCGTACACGCCTACCCAGAACATCACGATTTCGTACGACTCCTTAAACCATATGCATGGCGAGGTGTTGACTTATAATAGTGGTACGGGCGTGTTGACCGTGGACATTAACAATCACACGGGGTCTGGTACCTATTCGTCATGGGTCGTTAATGTCGGCGGCGTTACCCCTGCGACCTCGGTGGCTTGGGGTGCCATCACGGGAACGCTCTCGTCACAGACTGACCTCAACACGGCTTTAAGCGGCAAAGCACCCCTGGCTAGTCCGACCTTTACGGGAACGGTTACCATTCCGTCTGGGGCTTCTATCTCTGGGTTTGCTCCCCTTGCTTCCCCGACCTTTACGGGTACCCCGACCCTTCCGACTGGCACAATCGGCACGACCCAGACGGCTGGCGACTCGACCACGGCCCTCGCTACCACGGCCTTCGTCACGACGGCAAACAACCTAAAGGCGAACATCGCCAGCCCGACCTTTACGGGCGATGCTAGGGCGGTAACGCCTTTGCTTACGGACAATGATACAAGCATCGCCACGACCGCTTATGTAAAGGGTCAAGGTTACCTTACCTCGGCTACGGCGGCATCGACCTACCTTACCTCGGCAACGGCGGCTTCAACCTACTACCTCCAGACTAACCCGTCTGGCTTCATTTCTGACGCCCCTAGCGACAGTAATCAATACGCTCGATACAACGGAACTTGGGCTGTAGTCAGCGGTGGTGGTGGTGGCGTTGCTTGGGGTGCAATAACTGGCACGCTTTCATTGCAAACGGATTTGCAGGGTGAACTAGACCTCAAGGCAAACCTTTCTGCCCCGTCCTTTACTAGCGGCATTACTGTGGACGCTACTGGGATCACCTTTAGCGACTCGACCGTCCAGACAACGGCGATTGCGACTGGCCCTGCTGGGGCTAACGGATTGAACGGGGCGATGAATTACTTGGACATCGTAACGATGACCTCGTCATCGGCTGGCTACTATGAAAGCGGTGGCGGATGGTATGCGTACTATGGGTTTATGAACACAGGCGGTGGCTGGTTTTACAATAAACTTAACGCCTCTGGTGTAACCTTTAAATTATACATCAACGGTATCTACGACAGTTCTGGTACTGGTGCCTATAATTATATGTCTGCATTTGGCACTCTAGTTACTACTCCTGTATCTGGTGATGTGATTACTATATTCATCTCTGACGGCGTTGGTGATGCAACCATTCCACTCGTAACATACACTTACTAATGCCTATCTCCAAACGATATGAGAAGGACGGTTTTGCGGCCTTACTTTTTGATGGTAACAAAAATACCCCTACCGTGTTCAGCGTTAAGGCAAACCAAACCTACAACGCCACAGGCTTGACGGTGGTCTTTGCCGAAACCAAAGCCGCCCTTCTCGCCCTCATCGCCGCCAAGGGTTACACCGTTGTTCCCATTTCCTAATATGTCCTACGCTATCCTATTCATTATTGGACTCCTCATCGGCTTTACCGCTGGGTTGCTTGTGTACCGAAAGCATATCGATAAACTCAAAGCCGCCGAAGGCAAAGGTAAGTCTATCTTGGATGCCCTCAAGGGTAAGTAATTAAAGCCAGATGCGTCTGGCTTTAATAGCGGTCGGTCTTATTATAGTTGGTTGCTCCACCACGGGCACCGATGGTACTGGAACCGCTACGCCCCCTGTCGATGAGTTTGCCAAGGTCGGCGAGCAAATCGACAAGGCTGATGCCCGTGTGTCGGCTGGCGTCCAGGTTGCCCGTAACGCCAATGCCCTAGGTAAACCAGCCGTGGTCGAAAAGGAACTGGCGGTGGTAGCCTCCTACCTCCCAGCCCCCGATCCCCACAATCTGGGCTACATTTCCAATCGGGTAACCCGCAACGACCCCGAGGAGTATAAGCGAGCGATGGAGGCTGGGGCAAAACTGCTGGCCGCTATCGAAACCAACTGGGCCAAGGCCGAAGCGGACGCCTCCAAGAACAAGGTCGCCTTGGACGCCGCTAACGCCCAAGTGGTCGAATTGACCGCCGAGGTGGAGAGGGTCAAGACCGAGGGCATCCGAAACGCCTTCACCGTGGCCGCTGGAGCCTGTTTCCTTGCCGCCCTTGGTCTTGCCATCCTCGGACAGTACCTACGGGCTGGTGGGGCATTTGTGGTGGGTTCTTCCATCGCAGGGCTACCTTACCTTTTCGCCTCCCCCTATTTTGTCCCAGGGGTAGCCATTACCATAATCAGCACTATCGTAATTTGGTCTTTTGTCTGGTGGTTCAAACGCCCTAAAACCTATGACCCGCCCAAAGACCCCAAAAACTAAAGTTGTTTGGAGGAAGTTAGGAAAAGAGAAAGCATGGGGACAGGCTACTTGCGATCCCTCACGGCCCACCATTGAAATAGACCCACGCCTGTCGCCAAAGCGTGAGTTAGAGGTTCTGTGCCACGAGCAACTGCACCTTTCCCTGCCCGACCTTTCCGAGTCTCAAATCGACCGCCTAGGCAAAGAGATGTCCCGCACCCTCTGGTCGCAGAACTTTCGCAGAGTCCTCCTAGGAAAACACAAGACCCCCGTTAAAATAAGCAGATGACCGCCGAAACTTTTTGCACGACCATCGTACCAGGCGTTGCGTCCTTGGCTTATTTATCTGCGGGTATCGCCAACTTATTCACAAAGAATTACCCGCTGGCAATTATGTGGCTGTGCTATTCGACCGCTAACATCTGCCTCCTACTTTCGGTCGCCCGCAAATGAGTCCCCCCGCCCCGATTGACCCAGAAAGCATCCCCAAGGAAATCAAGGACGGGGCGGTAGCATCCATCCTCGGGTCGCTGGCTATGACCGCCCGACTGCTCCTACACACGGGGCCAGAACCTGTCACCATCTTCTGGGTGATCCGCCGTGTGTCCGTAGCCGCCATCGTAGCCGCCTTTGTGGGCTGGGGCATCCAAGAACATATTGCCTCCGCTTCTCTGCGTATGGCCGTCATCGGTGCCTGCGGGTACGCCGCCCCAGAGGTGGCAGACTATGTTCTCAAATATATCAAAGCCCGTGGCGAGGCCGAGGTGTCCAAGGTGACCAAGCAAAATCCCAATGGCAAAAAGCGTCCAGCCAAGCGAAAGTGAAAAGAGCCTGTTCTTGGCGGTTGTTATTCTGACCGTCATCGCAGGCATTACCGCTTTTGCCGCCGCCTGGATTTGCGACTATGTGCTGTCCGTTTTCGGCAATAGCCAAGCGATGGCGTTGATCATCGTGGACGGGGGCAAGCAGATGAAGTCGGACGATGCCACTCTAGAGAAGCAACTTACCACCGCCACCCTTGCCCTTCAAACAGTCCGTGACCTAGGCTGGGCTTTGGCAGTCGGGTGCGTAGGCGTAGCCATAGCGGTGGCTTTACGGTTCCGCAGGCGTTAAGCCTTCGTGCCCTCGTAGAATAGGGCGGCACCAATCTTCTTTGGCTTAATGATGCCGTTCGTAACCATCGCCTTAATGACCGCTTCAGCCTGGTCTTGTTGAAGGCTAAACTCCCTCGTCAGTTCGTCCAGCAACGCCTTTCGGCTCAAGGTAGGCTTGGTTGAAAAGTGAGCGTACTGCTGGCCTACTTTCAGCAACTCAAAAGCCTCCATAGTGGGAGCGACTTCCCATAGCACCTTATGGTCGGCGTGCTTTAACTTGATAGACAAGGTAGGCTTGCCATCCACAGTCCGCATCCCAGCCAACTTGCCACGCTTCGTAAGGTTAAAGGAGAAGATAGGCTTTTCCTTGGACTCACGGCGGACGCTGATGATCGCTCTAGCCCAGTTCACTAATTCAGAACTTCCTAGGCCGCTATATGCCATGTCCGAGATTGTCTGCTCATCCGTGGTTTCCTTGGGCTTGGGCTTACCTTCATGGTGAATGAATACCATGATGCACCCCGTCTCTTGCAACACGGGCTGGATAAGGTTGCGGAGGAAGTGCGAGCAAACCTCTTGCTTGGACAAATCACCCCCCACATAGGACAGCAAGGGGTCTGCCACCAGGACATCCAGTTTCAGCCGCACGATAATCTTACGGCACAAATCTACGAAGTCTTTACCCGTCTTGCTGGCTTCGGTGAAGAAGCGGAGGTTTTCACGGCATAAATCCCGTTCACTACTGGTAAGGCACATCCCAGATGACACTCCTTGGAAAGCCTCCGCAAGATCGCCCATATCGCACTCTGCTTGGACAACGCCAATGCGGAGGGGTCGAATGACAGGAATCCCGAACAGTTCCCGTCCCACCGCCCATGAAGTCGCCATTTGCATGACAAACGATGATTTTCCAATACCAGACTGGCCTGTAACAAGAAGGCTTCCACCTCGACAAAGGTACCGACCATGACCAATGACATGGTTCGGGTCGTTCTTGGTATCGTAGGTTTCGAGCGTGTCGGTTCGGATTTCGTCTGGAAAGTCTTGCCCTTCCCGCCAAGCGGTGAAGGAGTCCCAGTCCTCGGCCCCGACATTGAAGGCGAGGATGCGTTGTTCTTTGTCGCCACGCTTGACCCCACCGAGGCGGCTCCAGCGAGACGGGTTTTTGTTTTGCGGGTCGGGTTCATGGTCGGAAAGGTATTCATAGACTGCGGTGCGGCGTTCTTCCCATTGGGCTTTGTCGGCGGCGTCCACCTTGACCCAGGCGTGAATGGATTTGCCGCCCGAGTCCACCAAAAGGCTGATGGGAAGGTTGGACTGCTGGAAGATCGCAAACTGCTCCTCCTTGGACTTCTTGTCGAACTCGACCAGAACATGGCGGTAACAGGCCACGGCGTTGTCCGTACCCGTGTAGTCGTCCTTGGTAAAGGGGTTGATGCGAATCCATGCCCCCTGCTCGGACTCGGCAAAGTGCTTGCCCTGCTTGGCATCTGGGCCGAAAAACTTGGACAGCCACTCGGCTCGGGTAATGAAGATGCCCTTGGAGGCTGGGAACCATTTGCCGTCCTCCGTCTGCCCAGCCTCGTTGGTGATGCAGACCACATCCTCGTCCTTAAAGCAGTTAAGCAAGACATCCGCCGTGTTGTAAGGCGTCTGGGCATCTACCATGCCTGCAATCACCGTAGGGTCGAACACGAAGCGACCATTGGCACCCACCTTGCGTTCCTTGCCTGCGTTCAGCCAGCCCTTGGGCTTCTCATGAGGCTTGACGAAGGCATCGTTCAACTTGTGGCGGAGTTCCTTCTCGCCCCAGGGCGGGGAACAATGGGAGGTGTTCCACTCGTTAAGCAGGAACCAGGCGTCATCGTAGCCAAGGTCAAAGCCATTGGCTAGTATGCTGGCCGCACGATAAGTGGCTGGGTGCCCGCCTTGGCCTGCCGTGGCGGGAGGAAGTTTGCCAAGGTACGCCCTGGCTCCCGTGATGCGATCTTGAAGGGTCATTTGACTTGAGTGTAGGACACCTTGAAGCCGTTGGGTGCAAGGCTGACGATGTTATACTCAACCCACTCTGTCGCCGTATCCCAATCCCATTTGTGCATCTTCATGCACACCGTAATGAGAAGGTAATAGTTGTAGGTGATGCAACCGTCCTTGCTTGTGCGGACGATGGCTTTCTTGAAGTCCTTGTGAGGCTCCAGTTTAATATGTTGTTTCATGGTGGGTGGAGTTCTGACTTTGCCACTCCCCACCCCCGTGTCAACCGTAGAAGTTCAACTTCATCAACCGACCTTTAGCCAACTGTCGCAGGCGAACCATCTTCACCAATTTTTTCTTCACGGCTTCCTTGATGATGATCTCCGTGTTCGTCCGACCCATCTTCCAAAGTTTGGCGTACTGGGCAACGCTCATGTAGCCCTCGGGTACGACATCGACCGCCCCCTTGCGTTGACGATAGACTTCCTCAAGTAACCTCTGTGCCTTTACAGCGGGATTTTCCATTGGTCGGTGCCATCGTGGATGTGAAGGGTAGGGTACAGCGAGTTGTCCGTGTATTCCCCATAGACGAAGCCCTGTGACCACCCCAGCGTGCTACGGCGGGTGTTGGCGTACTCAAGCGACCCCTTGCGGGTCAGCGTGCCCACGGAGATGCCCTGGGCGGCGTTGTAGGTGCGACCCATCTGGATGCTGGCCTTATGGGTATGGGCAAAGATGACATTCCCGTACATCTCCGCCATGTCACGGGCCGAGTTCTCATTGTAAATTGTTCCGTGGGTAAACTTGTAATTGGCCAACTGATAGACTTGCCACACCCCAGAATACGGGATGAGTTGGGCGTGCAATTTTAAGCAGGCCACCTCAATGGCTTCGATGCTTGTCTGTGCCGCCATCGCCCGCAGTTGATTGTTGCTGTGGCGATCACGCCAAAGACGGGCTTCGTGATTACCAGCCAGAACAACGGTGCAACGCAAGCGGTTCAAGAAATCAATGCCCCCCATTAGGTCGGGCTTGATAGGGTCGCCTTCGCCACCAGCACTTCCCATGAACGGGGACATATCGGTGAAGTCACCCAGGTGTATCATCTCATGGGGCTTAAAGGACTCACGGAACTTGACGACAGCCTCGACCGCCAGCGGGTCAGCGTAGATGCCGTGGGAACACCCAACGGCCATGAACCTTCGATAACCTTTGGTAATGTTAGCCACGGAGTTTAGACACAACTTTGAATTGGTAGTTTGGGATGCTTGTGCCCTTGCGTGGTGCCACCTCGTCAACAGCCAAAAGGATGTCAATGGCCTCCTTTGGCGAGAAGGTGGCGTGGGTATTCCTACCGACCGCTTGGCCGAGAATACGCCGCAACAGGCTCAACCCGTTGGTGTACCGCTTGCCCCTAACTCTTTCGGGCTTTTGGTACCACGGTAGGGGGGAGGTTGGTGGGATAGAATCGGGTGAACTTTTTTGCATGGAGTTGCCAGTAATGGATGGGTTTGTTTTTGATGTGTGGGTAAACTTCAGAAAGCCATTTCCAGAGACGATGATCCCAGCAGAACCAGTTGCCGCCTTCCATGTGGTCGGCCACGAACTCTGGGTTCTCGACCTTGCCGTTCTCATAGACGGCAAACAGGGCGTGCTTGGGTACCTTATCTCGGTAGGCTTGTAGTGCAAGTGGCGGTTGGTTCATTTCTTTTCGTAATAACCAATTTGTCCAAAGAACTCGTCACGCATACGGCGGGATTCTATAATGTCGGTGGACATCCTGCGGTGCTTGCGGACGCCTTTCTCTTTCCACATAAGGTACCAATATAATGAGGTTTTCATTAAATTACGATTCGGGTTGTTATGAATCTTATTGTAGTAGCCAGCGTCCTCAATGGGTGGTTCGCCAAAGCCGACATTCATAAGGGACACCAATCGGTTGACGGGCAGGCCGAGCGACCTGGCACGATCATCAAGGCTTTGGCAATACTCGGCGGTGGCCAGGTTGCCGTGAATAGGGTATTGAGTGGACATGGTTAAGGTTGTTTAGGGGAATCGACACCTTTGTTCTGATATGTCGATTTAAGTTTGTCGAGTTCTTTACGAAGTTCAAGGTTCTCGTCAGTCAGACGCTCAATTCGGTAACGGTTTTGAACGGAATTATAGCGGTACCTGGCAATAATTTCAGCCAATTCTTCGGGGGTTAGGTCGGTCATTTTAATTTTAGTCCAAGATTAAAGTCATGGTTAATGCAATAAACAGTACGATACCTAAACCCGTAAGTCTTGGTAATCTCACGGACTGTCATGCCTTTCTCTGCGGCCTCAAGAACAGCGTGCTTAATGTCGCCATAAGGTCGCTTAAGGACTACATACTCAAACTTGAGTCCAAGCCTGTACGCACAGTTATGGACGGCTGGTCGGGAGAGTCCATGTTTCTCTGCGATCTGCTTCTTGGTAAGAGCTTGCTTGTAGCCCTGGATGACCACCTCTCGAGTCTTGCCGTACCCAAGCGTATTTGAACCTGTATTCCTCACGACTGCTTGCCCTCCTTGGCGGCGTTCCAGTCCTTTGCAATAGTCGCATAGGGTGGATATGGCATATTAGCAGAGGCACATTTAAGCATCAAATCCCCTGCCCGTTTAAGGCTTTCGACCTCGGCCTTGAGGCGGGCGTTCTCCTCACGCTCGGCTCGCAACAGTCGGGAAGTAGGGTTGGTCATCAGAGACTCCACCTCGGCCTTAAATCGGTCAGCCATAGACTTTAAATCAGTCACCTCGGCCTTGAGGTGGGTATTCTCCACCGCCAGCGTCCAGACAACACCATCGGATTTCTCAAGGTCGGCTTGGGAGTTCACCCACAGTTGATAATGGCGATCTGATTCCTCCCGCACCAACTTGTTTTCGGATTGGAGCCGTTCGTATTCCTCTGACGGCACAGCCGTTACAAATGATGACGCACGAAGCCTCTCCAACTCGGCTTGTGCCTCGTCCAGTCTAAATCGTAATACTCCGATTCGGCTCATAGCCGCATCCATTTCTTGGTCGTGGTTACTCATGGTGTTATTTAAGTTTATATGCCACATTGGGGCGGTTTGTAAAGGTGTTTTTTCCAGCCATACGCCAGTCGGCACCAATGGCCTGGCTTGCCTGCGTCACCGTCAACTTCAAGGCGTTGCCAATACCGAACTGACGCAACTTGCGGACTTGCTTTACCGTGGCCAAGCCCAGACGCTCCCGAGCCTGCAAGCGACCGATCATCCATGAAGCCTGCGAGGTGGTCACGCCCTTGGCGTAAACTTTGTGGCGGTTGAGTTCAGCCTCTTGGCCAGAAGTCATTAAAGCCTCGTCCTTACCCGTAGGAGGCAGGATGAACCCGAAACAGGCACAAGCCACGGACAGGTCGATGAAACCCATCTCACGGGCGTCCTTGGCCTGCTGGCGGCGTTCCTCCTTGGCGATGCGTTCAATCATACGCTGTTCAGCCGACTTGTCCTGCATTTCGGCCTCGGCCATCGGGTCGTGCCCACCCTCAACCAAGCGACCCTTGGCTCCTGGGAACACCGTAAAGGCGTCCGAAGGCTGGAAGGAGTTTTCCCCCGAAATCCACATGGGGTCAAGGATAAGGCAGTCCGTCTTGCCTTCCGCCGTCCGCAGGCCACGCCCAATCATCTGCACCCACAAGGCCCGAGACTGCGTAGGACGCAACAGCACCACGCAATCGGTTTCGGGGGCATCGAAGCCTTCCGTGAATAGGTTGACATTACAAAGCACTTTCGTCTCGCCCGTCTTGTAGGAGTTGATGGCATACGACCGCATATAGTCGTGGGTCGTGCCGTCCACATGGGACGCAGGGCATCCACGCTTGTTCAGCAAAGATACCAGACGCTCGGAGGTTTCCACATCGGGAAGGAAGGCGATGGCCTTCTTGCGATCCCAACGCTTCATCTCGTCCACGATGCTGTCAGCAATCGCTTCCAGAGGATGGTCGTAGCCTTTAAGCAGGATGTTGGACAGTTCCACGGGCATCTTGTAGGCCAACGGACGGACGAGGTGCCCTTGCTCAATAAGCGTACGGATGGCGATTTCGTAAGCCTGGACGAACCCGACTTCCTCAATCTTCTGTCTGTCCATGCGGTCTGGCGTAGCCGTCACCGCCAACTTTGGCCCCGTGAACACGCTGGAAAAGTTAGCCCAAGACGATGCCACCGCATGGTGGGCTTCATCGAACACCACCAAGGCGTCACGCTTGTCGGCGTCCGAGATGTCAGCAAAGTCACGCTGGAACACCGACAGCACTTTACCACGCACGCCGAACTTACCCATCGTGCCTTCCGCCTGCTCCAGCAGTTCGTTGCGGTGGGCCACAAAAAAACAAGCCTTGGTCGGGTTGTCCAACTGCCAGCGTCTCATAATCTCGGAAGCGATGACAGTCTTGCCAGCACCAGTTGGTGCGATCACCAGCGGGTTGATGCCTTTCGCCAAGTGCGAACAGGCGGAGGTGACAGCGGCTTCTTGGTAGTCTCGGAGTTTCATATGTGGTGGTATTAAAGAACCTACACCCACAACCATCCCACGCAAGCACAAAAAAGGGGGGCACTTGCCCCCCCGTAACAACGATATAGAAAAGCCTTTAAAACGCTCCTGGGCCGTTCGGGAGGCGGCGGAAGAAGGAAGCCTCATACAACTTCTTCTTCTGGCCGTCCTTTTCGTACTCACGCTCGGTCACGACCACGGTAAGGTGGCGACCCTTGGAACGGGTAGAAATACGCTCAAGGAACGCTTCGTCCACGCTGATCTCCCCAGCCTCCACATATTCCTTAATCTCGTCATCGGTGGCCGTAGCCGCCATGAAAGACTCAAGGCCAATGTGGTTGCCGTTGCGGTCGGGCTTGGCGTAGATGACGCCGCTGGTCGCTTCGCCACCTTCCGTCACGAAGGTGAACTTGGCGTAGTAGTCGGCGTTTTTAGTGTATTTGGCCTCAAAGCCACGGACGGTGACTTCGTAGGTGCCAGCCTTGGAAATCCAGTTCGTGGACTCTGCGGCTTTTGGGTTGAATGACTTGATGCTCATGGTGTTTTGTTTGGGGGAAAATTAGGACTCCTCGTTAAAGAACGCCCACTTTGGCAGGCTGATCGTTTTGGGTTCCTTGGAGTACCCTGGCCAGTTGTTATAGAGGGAACACTCTCGGTAGGTCAAGCACGCACTCGTCATCATTCGCTTGCCAGACTCAAGTGCCGCTTCATCAAGGCTATACACAGCCCATTCAAAAGGATTCTTCTTCTCTACGGCCACAAAGTAAAACTCCTTGGCACCCGTCATCTTCATGTAGAAGGCGGCTTGTAGGTGGTATTTGTATTTGGCCACATCCTTGGAGAAGGCATCAGCCGATGCGTCCATAGTGGTCTTGATGTCCACCAGGATAGAGGTGGAGCCGTTAGTCAACACTAGGTCGGGTCGTCCCTTGATGTTTACGCCCTCATGCTTGCCCGTCACGACTTCTTCTTTCATGCGTGCTAGTTCACGGCCATTGGCGATACTCTCGATGCCTGCTTGGGCAGACTCCGCAATCGCCATCACCTCGTCCATCTCGTCCTTTTTAAGACACTCCTCGCCAGCCTTTAGCGTAGCGGTAAAGGCTTCAAAGATGGCCTTACCCTCCTTGGTGCGGCGATCACACTCTGGCATAAGCCGTACGGTGCGGTCGAACACTTCTGGTTCCAACGAAGCCAGATGGACGAGACGGCCTAACTTCAAGGCTGGCGTCTCCTCACGGACTTCATCGAGCCACGCCTGGTAATGGGCTGGGCTAACGAGGATTTGCTTGGCACCCGAATAGTTGAGTGCCTTCATTTCATTATAGTCAGTATGACTCATGGTAGGGAAATTATTTGTTGTTCCAGTCGGTGATGACCTTGATGACCACAAAGGACAACAAGGTGGCGAAGGCCAGCGTGCCGATGGCAAGCAAACAGAGTTGCTTGAAACTTTCTGGGTCGATGGTGATGGTCATAGGTTGGATTCGTATTCGGCTTTGACGGCGGAGGCAAAAGCCTGCGAACGCTTGGGATGGCTCAAAGTGTTGGCCAACTCATTGGGAATGTCTGCCCAGGATTGGGTGTCCGTCAAGTGCCCAACTTTGCGTAGCACTCGGACGGCGGCATCCCGCTGGAACTCTGGGATAATAGAGTCGAGCGTTGCGACCACCTCAATGGCCGTAGCCTTGGTATTGTGGTCAAGTTCTTCAACTGTGATGAAGGCACACTCTGGGGCTACCAAGCGTACGCCCTCGGAGATCGCCCGAGCCGTCAGCATTTGCTTGGGCCATTTACGCCAGTTGTCCTTGAGCGTCTTTCCGTCCTTACCAAACACGATGCCCTTCTTCTCGAAATCCTCAAAGGCGGCTACGATCTCAACGCTCGACCCCTTGTTGCTAAAGGTGGCGACCACCAACTTGTCGTTGCGGGTCGTCCAGTTCACCGTACCGCCAGCCATCTGAAACTTGGCAAGCAGGGCGTCCGACTTAATGGCCAACTTGCCTTCAATGAAGTGATAGGTTCGTGCGAGTTCCAGCGGGGACTTGCGTTCGGCCAGGCACTGCATCGCAAGCACTTCGCCGATCTCGGGCTTGTCCACGCCAAAGATGCCCGACTTAAAGATGGCGGCACCGAGTGTCTTAATGGCCTGCATCGGGTCGGTGATGCGGTCATACATAGCGATGTTGCCAAGTTCAGCAGTCTGAATGGTTGCAGGGAGGTTTGCCGCTTCTTCGTTAGGTTGGCTCATGTTAGGCGATGGCTTCCTGGCCAGCGGAGTTCTTTTCAATTTTGTTCTTCATAGCCTCGGCATCAATCACTTCCTTGTCGGTAAAGCGTACCAACTTGGAAGGCTCCCCCACATGGAGAAACCAATAGAGTCCGCCTTTTTTCAAGGTCGGCGTGAGTTTGCGGGCAACGGTGCCGTCTGGTAGGACGACATAGTTTGTATTAGCGATTTCGGTGATTGTCATGGTGGAAGTTTTACAGGTTGAACTGGCGTGCGTGGGCAAGCAAGCAAAAAGCGTCAGCAGTTTTCAGCGTGATCGTATTCAAAGGGAAACGGCGTTGGGCCTCGGCCTTCAACTTGTTCTTCCACTCCGAAGTGGAGGACGCACCCTTGGTGCCGACCCCCATAGTCTTTTGCCATTCCTGGGGACGCACCAGCACGACCGCAAAGCCCTTACCCGTGAAGTAGCCCTCCAGCCAGCCGCAGGACTTGCCCAACTTGAACGCCGCCGATGAGGGGATGACCCGACCAACAAAGGGCGGTACATTCTCCAGCACCACGACTGTGTTTAACGGGAAATGCAAGTCCACCAGTTCGGTAATGCCCCCAGAGGTGCAGGCATCGTCGCCCATTTTAAATACCCAGCCACCAGAGGCACCAGGGTCAATCGCAAGGTAGTTCTTCATTTTTTTGATTATGTTCTTTGGTGTAATTTCTTAATGTTTTTTTATCCAAAATGTATAGAAACTTGAACTGAACTCCCTTCGGCCTTATAATTCCTGGGTACAATTCCTTCATTTTATCCCAAGCCCGTGTTTTGTGCCTGTGCCACATCGTTACAGGATGAACACGCTCGCCGTTGGCCAATATATATAGATCGGCTTTAATCGGCTCAAGTATGATGGCGTTGGTCGCCTTGTAAATGGTTCCTTTATTTCCAGCCGTACTGTCTGCGTAAGTGATGATAAACTTGATTTTTTTGTAGCATTGTCGGATATACGAAAGCAACAACGCTATCACTTGGCTTTCCGACATCTTTGGCAACGCATCCGATAGCCACATTCGGTCAAACTCACAATAATTGTCCTTTGTAATGTGTTTCGAAATGGTGTGTTTGATTGATGGTCTAATGCCGTAACCAAGTTGGATATAACCACCATCGTCTTTTCCTTCATTGACTCTTAAACTTAAAAAACGGTTATTCGTGGCCTTGTGCGAATAGTGGTGCTTGATAATGTATTCATCAGCCTCATGTGCAGGACATTCCGTAAGGGATAACACACCATTGGTAATTCCTACGGCCTTACGCTCAAGTAAGCCATTTTCATAAATCAAGGTTTTCATTTCCGCTTAACAAATTGCTTTGTTTCATGCCAATGTCCGCAAACCTGGTTGGCTTTATCAAAAGTCTTATCATGGAACATGGAGTCCTCGATCATCGACTCCATAAATAAATACATCTTGTCGCCAGATTTCTTAATGATGGAAAGTTTTTGTTTAAGAAGTTTAACCTTCTCATTAAGTTTCTCGATTTCGTCTGATTGGGTTTGGAGCATAAGTTCAAGTTCCTCGTTTTGTTGGTAGAGGAGTGTTGTATATCCATCCATATCGCCGTCAATCATTTTGTAAGTTCCTTAAAGATGTTCCCGACCCGCTGGGCGGCATCACGCTTGTGGGCGGGTGCCTTCTCCATGTCGAACCCAGAGTCCTTGAAGTTGCTGAAGCCCCAGCCGTAGGCCATGTAGATTTGCTCCACGCTCGGCTCCTTGATGCCGTTCTTTTGCAACTGCTCCTTGCACCAGTTCAAATAAGAAATAGCCATCGCACGCTGGTTCTCTGGGTGCTTCCATTCCGAACGCTTGATGGTCGCCAAGCCGTTTGCCGTACGCCATTGATTGGCCGTAATCCAAGCAACCAAGTGCATCTGCCACGCCCCGACCGCCTTTCCGCCGTCACCAATAGCCTTGTAGTCCATCCCGCTTTCCACGGAGGCTACACAGTTAGACAGCACGACCATCTCCGCTTTCTCTCGATCAGCAGGGTTCATAGCGGCCAGCGTCATGGCCAATGATGCGATGTGGTTCATAGGCTACGCATCGTGCCCTTGTAATGCTCACACGCAAGGGGAAAATATACCCCAGGGGGGAAATGTCTTTCTCGAAAAAAAAAGGGTCGCAATATATTTGGGACGCCATTCTCGGCGGGTTAACCAACCTAGAAAATGATTCTAAAAACATCATTATAACCAAGCGGGCATTGATTAAACACGACATTCCCGTTCGGTAACTTTTGACACAAAAACGCCAAGTTTGACGCTTTATGTTACCGTTCGGTAATGTCCTGCGTAGATTAACCCGATTAACCTACGCAAAAATACGGAGATTCGCCGCCAAAAACTTTTTTGAAATAATAGATTTTGAAAATCCCGCCCACCCCCTCCCCCCCCCTCAATGAATCGGCCCTGCCGACCCCTCGGATTTGAATCATGACCTGGCAATACATGATTAAAATGGTCATGATTCGGATTTTAATCATGAGTATTTTTGTCATATTATAAACCCATCGAAATGGTGAACGATTGTTCATGGTGGTCGTCTGTTCATGGTGAACGATGGTTCATGTGGTCGCTTGTTCATGTTCTCCTGGCGTCTGGCTTGGTCGCCTGGTCGTCTGGTGGTCGATCGCTGGAATGGCGTCTAAAGTCGATTTTGAGGCCATTTGATTGTTCGATGCGACCAAGGACATGGGCGAAACCATCAAAAGGGTTCTGGGAGGCACGCAGGCCATCAAATTGGGCAAGGCCATAGGCAACGCCATAGGCCATTCGTGGCGTCTGCGTGGCCTCACAAGGCAAGACAGCAGGCGATGCGATGCGTGGCATGGCCTGGACGCCAGAAGGACGCAGGAAGGCACGCAGGCGATCGCTTGGCGTTGTCGCCTGGTTGTCGGTGCTGTGCGTGCTGTGGGTTGGCATATGGGTAAAGCAGAAAGGCCACCATTCGCATGGTGGCCTGTTGGCATGGACTAATGACTGTCGTTAGATCGTTATCCCAGGATTCGCTTGGCCTGCTTCACTACGGATTCACCAGCACAACGAATCTCGGTGGGTTGATATAATCCAACGCAGTACGACCAGGTTTTCTTTTCTGCGTTCCATTCGATGCGAGAAGGTTTGCACGCCACAATCAACGCACAGGCGAGATCGTGCTTGTTCCGCCATTTAATTTCTCGCCAGGACTTATCGAACGCCAAGGTTTGGCGTCTGATGGTGTTGCGATCTTGGAGATAAAACTCTCGTTCGCCATAATCTCGGAAATCCAGACGCACAGCAGATCGCCCACGCACCAGGTGAAGGAATCCGTCAACGATCTCGGTCGCCTGTTCGGTCGTCATGGCAATTTCGTTTCGTTCGCTCATGGTGTTATCGATTTTGCTTGTGGGCATCCAGGCCAAGGAGAAGCAGACCTAGGACGAATCTCCGCTTGGTGATGCGTTGGCCCGATTCCTTAACCTGGAGCAATTCGGAATCAATCATGTCGTTTGCGATCTTCAACGAATCGACCCAATCCTGTGGATCGTAATTGGTCGCCGCAAGCGATGTAATGCCAAAGAGGAAACTGTGCTTTCCCCTTTTCTCGTTTTTGGTTTTTCGTTGTGACATCAACATTTCAGCGATGTCCTTGGTGGTTTTGATTTCGTGCATGGTGGTGGAAATTACTTGGTTCGAATCTGGACTACAAATGTCTCGCCTGCGTCCTGCTTCAACGAATGGACATTAATCTCCTGGCCTGGTTGGATGGTGAACCATTCCTTAAACCATGCTTTGCACGCATCAGCACCAAGGCCAACGCCATCGATGGCGACCAGGAAGCGATCATCGTCTGACCACCAGGCGAATGTTTGTTCGCCAATGGTGGCCGTCTGGATAATCACAGCACGCTGGACATCGCCCAACGCCACCTTGGTGGTGGGTTTGTTTTTGCTGTCATGATTCATCAAATCATTTTCCGCATGGGCGACAGATTCTTGCAGATCGTGCAAATCTCTTTTGGTGGATGGCGGAAAAGAGTTTTCCGCTTTCGTTAATTTCGCTTTGGTGGCCTTGAGTCGGGCGACCAATTCGGAACGACTAATTTCTTTTTTCATGGTGGTGGGTTTTTTCATGGTGGAAAAATTACTTGGTGGCGTTGTTCTCGTTGTCGTTGGTGACGATTCCTTGAGCAATCTCGACCAGGCGAGACATCATGGCGTCAGAATGTGCTTCCTCATAGGACGAGCAGATTTGATCCTTCAACGATTCGAGCGAATCTTCCATATCGATGGCCTGGGCGAAATCATGCAACGCATCATAGGACGAATCGTTGAGATTCAACGCATCGCAAACTGCGTCCTTGGCAGTAGTATCGCCTGCGTATTCGCCAGATAGTGGCGAACATGGCAGACCATCATACAACGCAGGATCGCCTTCCTCATGCATCGCCAGGAATCGCTTTGCATTGGGCACGATCTCCTTGTCCTTGGTGCGACCACCAAAGGATTCTTGGGCGATCCATTCTGCGGAATCTGCACCAGCACGATGGCCTGCGTCCTTGGCGTTCTCCAGGCACGAATGCCATCGATCTGCAAAAAGATTACGCACAGCAAAATCGCAACCATGTAAGCAGGCGACCAGGATGGCCTTGGCGTCCTGTGCCATCGCATTCATCATGGCCTCGTCATGGCCTGCGTCATTGGTGATGTCCACCAAGGTGATGTCCTTCTCGCCATTCTCCTCAAAGGCGAATCGCACCGAATGGAGCGAATCCGTTTTGCCAGGCCATGCTTTGCCAGACCAAGGCCATTGGAAGAACGCCATTTGGTCGATGGTGACAGTCATGCTTTCGGTGCAGACGATGATGCCTGGGTTGATGTTGATGGTTCGATGTGTTGCCATGTTTGTGGTGGTGGGTTGGTGGTGGGAAATTAAAACTTGGGGTTGTCGATGATCTCGATGATGCCAGGCCCAGACGCCAATGCGTAAATCGCAAAGGCCAAAGCGATGGCGATGGTGATGATGGTGATGGTTCGCATGGTGGTGAAATTAGACGATGTAACCATTTGCGTTGATCGCCTGGTTTGCGTCTGCGATGACATCAGAAAACTCGCCAGATTCGAACGCAGGCGACAGGCCAAGGGAATCGGTGGTCGTCCAATGACGCAATACGGATTCGCCTTGGATGGAATGAGGAAGGGGATTCCCATCGTTCTCCAGCAAACCGATTTCGTTGATGGCACGCAAGGCGATGGTCGCCTGGCGTTGATGTTCCAGGAAGGCCAACACATGGCCTCGCAGGATTTGCTTCTGTTCGTTGATCGTCATGGTGATGATTTGATTTTGTGGTGGTGGGAAATTGTTAAATCCAATAATTCCGATTGGGATTATATTTCAAAGCAGGAAGGCCATTCTTCTTTCGCTTGGCGTTGATCTCCTTGTGTGCCTTCTTGTTGGCACGCACAGCAATCTCGTTGAGCGAATTGGACAATGCGGATTTTTTCTTGGTCATGGTGGTGATGTGATTTGGTGGTTGTGGAAAATTACTTCTTGGCGTTGGCCTTCTCGCATTCGATGGCGACCATTTGGATGGTTCGCAGGAAATCGATGGCAAGGGTTTGGATGGTGCGATCATGCACCGAATTGTAGGCACGCACATTCGAACCAGAACCCTCAAGGTGAAGGCGGAAAGCATAGGTGGCGTTCCGCAGGTGGACATTCACAAGATTGTCTTGGCGTTCGATGTCGGAATCGGTCGCCTGTTCATGGGCGATCTTGATGGCGATGGTTTCGATCTCCTCCTGGATTCGCTCGATGGCCTGGGCCAAGGCGATGCGATGAACCAAGATTGGTTCGTGCTTTGCGTAGAGATTAAGGACGATCATGGTGGTGATGGTGCTTGGTGGGTTGTGGTGGTGGTGGAAAATTAGAGCGATGGGTTGCGTTCGGGAATCTCCAGGAAGGCCAAGAGTTTGGTGATGTTGCCCGAACGGAGGAAAGCACCCCAGATCGAACAGGTTTTGAATTTCTCCTCCGTCATTTCTGCGTTGGCGATGAAGAACGCATGAACAGGATTCGATGCGTCCAGGTTTTCGATCATGTACGAGAACCCAGAATGTTCTCCTGCCAGGACAGCACAGGTCTCGGTCACCTGGTGCTTCTTGAGGGTTTTGGCGAGGGTGTTGATTTGGTAGTTGGTCATGGTGGTGGTGGTGGTGATTGGGTTGCGTTGGAAATTAGAGGGAACGAGAAACCTGGGAACGAATTGCCTCAACATCGACAAAACCATGCTGTGCGTTGTGGATGTTGTTTGCGACCAGCAGGAGATCGTTGATGAGAATGTCCCAGGCGATGGCCTTGGCGTCCTTGTTGGTTCGCTTGTAAGGCGACTCCTTGGTGATGGGATTACGCATGGCGTCAACCTTGGCCTGGATGATGTCGTGCATGGCCTGGAGTTTGGCGATGCGTTCGCCTTTGATCTGCTTCATGAATTGCGATGGGGTAAGATTCTTGGTGGTCATGGTGGTGATTGGGTTGCGTTGGTGAATGTGGATGGGTTGTGGGAAGTTTACAAGGATTACTTGGTGGTGGTGATGATATATTGTGCCATGGTCACAGCAGACTCTTCGTGGTCTTTGCCAATGTCGCCCTGGCCCAAGGCCATGCCACGATCCTGGATGATGAAAAGATCGTTGGTGATTTCGCTGTGCAAGGACGACAGCAATTCCTGGCCACGCTCTTCCGTAAGGCGGGAAGAGTTAATGGCGATCTTCACCTTCTTGACCTGGGCACGATGTTTCTTGAGCGATGCGATCGCCTTGGACATGGCCTTGATGTCGTTCTGGATGGTGGTGATGTCGTGGATGGTTTGGATGATCATTGTGGTGATGTGGTTGGTGGTGTTTTGTGGTGGGAACAGATTCGACTGTGCGAATCGCCACGCCAGGCACAAGAACAATCTGTGACGATTTTTAGGGGTGCTTCTATAGGGTGCGACACATCGACCAGGTAACGACCAGGTGATCGCCTGGTGGCGTCCTGGCGTCCTGGTGGCGTCCTTCCCTATGGAGTGGCGTCTGGCCTCCTCCTGGCGTCCTTCCTATAGCCTGCCCATGCCATCGCCTTGCCTGGCGTCCTGTCGCCTTGCCTGGTGGCGTCCTGCGTCCTGGCCTCCTGTGGCCTCCTGTGGCGTCCTGGCGTCCTGTGCTGGTGCTGTATCGCCACCACCACCATAGTGGCCTCACAATGGCAAGCAGGCCATTCTCTTGGCGTGCTGTGCGATCTGCCCAGACTAGGCACGCCACCAGGCACAACGACCAGGCAACACAGGCCATCGCCATCGTTACCAGGCCATCATTACCAAGGCACAACACTAATGATGAAAAAATCGCTGTTTTTTGCCATTTTTCTAATCATTACATGAGAACAATAGTAATGATAAGCACCCCACTCAATACCCCCAAAGAAATCTATTATAGCCCAAAATCGAGGGGGGGGCTTTAGCCCTCCGACCCCGCTGAATACCCAGAAGTAAAATGACCAAAATCAATGTAATGGGTACTGTGACGGCGTATTAACTGTTATAACCACCACATTAACCATCACAGTAACCATCACAGTAGCATTGAACCTATTTACTGTATCCCCTTCGGGGATAACATATGTAAATAGAATAAGGGTTTAACCCTTAATTGGCTTTACGCCTTTTAGGGCTTGCCAATTAGGGTGACCCTTATGCAACATCAAAAAAGACATGAGCCACCAAGCACCACAAGACCAGCCTCGCAAGCGGGGCCGCAGATCGAACCCGAACTTCAACCAGAAGCCGACCCATTGGCAGGCGATGTGGGCGAAGCATCCCGAGCGTCTGCGTCAGCACATCGACAGGCTGACGGCGGCGAGGGGGGCGAAGGCGGAGGAGAGGGGGCGGCTCATCCAGGCGGTGTTCGATATGATTCCGACCGAGCCTATGCGACCGCACGAACTGCGAGATGCGTTGGCCTTGCTGTGGACAGAAACCTACGGCGAGCCGATGGACAAGAAGGCGGCTTGGAACATGGTGCGGTCTGCCCAGCGTCTGGGGATGATTGGCCAAACGGACGACAACTTGTATTTCGTACGGCACTCGGTTTGACCTGTTGACGGTTGGGCGAAAGCAGTCATATGTCGGAGTCAGATTGATCTGCGACTTCCATCCCGACAGGTTCCCCAACGACATTCGTGCCGACTTGGACGAACTTCGCCGTGTAGCGGTGCGGCACTTGATACGGGCGTACAACACGGACGACTCGGCGATCGCCGACAAGATTATGGCGGAAGCGGCCATCATGCTAACGGTTGTGTCGAAGGTGGAGGAACTTATCAAAAAATGAAAATTGATATGTTACAGGTTTATACCGTGTGGTGGCGTAAATGCACGCCCGAGCAAAAGGCTGTTTTGGCGGAGACAGGATTTGACCCAAAGCGTCCATCATCCAGCGGCATCGGGCTGGCCTATCGTTATGTGGACTCCGACAAGGAGGACGGCTACGACAGCGACACCAAGATGCAACATGGGCCGAGAGGCTACAATGTGGACTCCATCCAACGGCGTGAGTATCGACCCGAGGACTATTACCTTGAACCCGAAACGCACATGACCGACCGCAACTACACGAAGGATGAGGTGTTAGACATCATCGCCAAGATTGTCTCGGTGCTGGGCGACAGCGAGCACCCCGAGAACAGGTTGCAGGCGACTTGCATCTTCTTGGCTATCGGGATGCCTGGCCAGCCGAACATGACGGCCTTGGCAAAAGAACACTCCTTGACTCGGGCGGCGATCAGCCTGCGGGTAAAGACCATCCAGCGTAAGTTGGGCTTACCGCCCTCGGTGTATATGAAGTCCGACTACGCTTGTGCGAGGCTGAAGAAGAAGAAATGAGCGAACGACTGCGACCCATCGACTTGGCTGGACGGCTTGGCATCTCCAAGCAGTTGGTCAACGCCTACATCACCCAAGGGATGCCCATCGACTCCATCGAGTCCGCCGAGTCGTGGGTCATGTCGAGACGGGCGGTGCGGGGTGGAACGCAAGCCGCCGTCACGGGAGACAAGGACTTCAACGAGACAGTTGAGCGTCAGCGGGAACTCAAGGCTCTGGCCCACCGCAAGTACCTCGATGACCTTGCCAACGATTCGCCAGACGCCAGCAAGTCTTACTCGACCTACGACAAGTTGGTCAAGACACTCATCACGATGGAGAAGGAACTCCATGCCCGACAGATCGCCTCCCGTGAGTTCATCCGCACGCAGACGGCCATCGAGCGTTTCGGGAAGATTCTGACGAACCTCCGCAACGAACTGACCCAGTTGGGCACCAAGGTGGCGTCACGGGCGAACCCCGACCATCCTGGGCGTGCGTTGAAAGCCATTGACGAGGAGATGACCCGTATCCTCTCACGAGTGTCCGAAGCGGTGGCCGAGTCCGAGGAAGAAATCAAGATGCCGCAGACGGACATCGACCCAACGGAGGTTGACAACGCCACGGAAGAAGTCGATGATACCGAAGAATGAGTTACTTCGAACCACCACCCCAAACCAAATACAATGTCCTAAACCTCGGTGCTGGCGTGCAATCGTCATGCCTTGCGTTGATGGCGGCCCGTGGGGAAATTACCCCCATGCCAGACTTCGCCGTGTTTGCCGACACGCAAGCCGAGCCGACCAGCGTTTACAAATGGTTGGATTGGCTTGAGACGCAGTTGCCTTTTCCCGTCATCCGAGTGACCAAGGGTAGCCTTACCGAAAGTGTTTTAAAGATTCGTGTAAAGGAAAAGTGCAAGTATTCAGACAAGCCAATGACCTATCTGCGTTCAAACATCCCTGTATTTGGACTTACTCAACATGGCGAAGTAAAGGCGGCACTTGGACGGGCTTGTACGGCTGACTTTAAGATTGCACCGATCACGAAGGAGATTCGTAGCCGTTGCAAAATCAAACACGGTCAAAAAGAACTTACAGTTACATCATGGATTGGCATCTCCTATGACGAGATGCAACGCATGAAGTTAATGTCTAATCCTTGGCAACAACCTCGCTGGCCATTGGTTGAGAAGCGGATGACTCGGGCACATTGTCTTGAATGGATGAAGAAGAACGGGTATCCAGAACCCCCTCGGTCTGCTTGCTACTATTGCCCATTCCACGATGACGATGAATGGCGTCGATTGAAGGAACAAGACCCAGAGCATTTCCAGAAGGCCGTGGAGTTTGATAGGACATATAGGCGTCTCCAGAATGAGAACCCTGGTGGCTTACGCATCGAAGTGTATCTCCACAAGTCCTGCAAGCCGCTTGATGAAGTTGATTTTACGGACAAGGATGCTGGTCAACTTGGTTTCGATTTCAAATCCGAGTGTGAAGGAATGTGCGGAATGTAATGGACGAGACGGCGGACATCTACGAGTCGCATTTGCGTGCGATGCTGGCCCCAGACCCAGATGGGGACATCGTGGATTGGTTGGAAGCCAATGTGAAGAATATGCCAGGGCCGATGCCTGGAGCGTTTCGTGTTGAGTCAACGCCGTACCTTTCGTTTGTCCTGCGGGCGATGACTGACCCAGAGATACACACCATCGTGGTGTTCGGTGCCGTTCAGATGGGTAAGTCCACCCTGCTTGAACTCTGGTCAGCCTTCATCGCCGCACGCACCCCAGGGCCGACCCTGCTCTTGCAGGATGTGGACTTGAACGCCAAGGATTGGCAGGCCAACCGCCTGCGTCCTATCTGGGAAGCGACCCCTGCGGCAAAGTCGAAGATCAGCAACACCGAGAAGTCCAACTGGCACACGCACCAGTTCCAGCGTTGCACGATGTGGGTGCTGGGTGCTGACAACAAACGAAATCTCCAACGCCGTTCCATCCGCTTCCTGGGCGGGGACGAAGTGTGGTCGTGGAAGAAGGGTCACCTCGGTGAAGCCCAACGCCGCCGCACCGCTTTCACATGGAACGGCAAGTCCGTGTTCATTTCGCAAGGCGGCGTGGAAGGCGATGACATCACGAACCTCTGGAACACCTCCGACCGCCGTGAGTGGATGTTTCGTTGCCTTGCCTGCGACACCCAACAGCCGTACGAGTGGACGCAGTTGATTTACCCAGAGGACGCCAAGGGCGGTGGCGGCTGGGACATCGAGGCCGTCAAGAAGGGCATCAAATACAAGTGCAAGTCGTGCGGCCATATGCACGATGACTCCTTCGCCGTACGCCAAGAGATGAACCTCAAGGCGGCGTATGTGCCCATGAACACTTCGGCACCGAAGGGCATAGTTGGCTTCCATTGGAACTCGCTGTGCGGCCAATGGGGTCTGTCCTGGGGTGACTTGGCAGAGGAGGCTATTAACGCCAAGCGTGCATACGATGAACACGGGGATGAGACGGCTCGCATCGAGTTCAAACAAAAGCGTCTGGCAGAGTCTTGGGTCGAGAACCCAGACGAGGACGGCGGCGAAATCTTGCCTAGCGGTTACAAGATGTCGGACGAATGGACGGACGAAGCGGCGATGGTCGATGGCAAGATGGTGCCAGCCCCGATCACCGAAGAACACAAGAAGTCCAAGCAGTTCGCTTGGCTACGCTCGCTCAATGTCGATGTGCAACGCAACGGCTACTACGCCATCGTCCGCCGCTGGGCAACGGACGGCAAGAGCCGAGGCAAGGAATGGGCGTTCTTGGCCACCGAGGACGAACTACGGGCTTTCCAACTCAAGCATGATGTATCCAATTTCTTCGTCTTTCTGGACTCGGGTGACGGCCCGAATACTGATGCCGTTTATCGTACTTGTTCAAAATACGGATGGAACGCTACCAAGGGTGCTGGTCAAAACGAGTTCGCATGGCGTGTCCAGACTCCTTACGGCATCAAAGTCGCCTATCGTCCCTACTCTCGCTCAAAGGTAATCCAGGTCGGTGCCCAGTCCTGCAAACTGTTCCTGTATTCCAACTTGGTGTTTAAAGACGCCCTTTCCCGCCTGCGGAGGGCTGGTGCCCACACTTACCCCGAGGACTTTGGGGACGAGTACCGCAAGCAGATGCAGTCCGAACATCGCACCAAGAACAACGCAGGCACCCCCATTTGGCTCCCCATCGGGGATCGAGCCAACCACTTGTGGGACTGCGAGGTGCAGGGTATGCTGTTTGCCATGATGTCCAAAATCATCGGTAAGGGCAAAAACAAGGGGGCAACCGTAGCCGAAGAAAAACCTGCCGTGGAAGCAGAAACCGCTTGACCTTCCTGCCAGGTGGGGCACAGTCCAATCAAGTCTGCGGTTCACTCGGTGGCGTGTCGTGCTGTGGTGGCTCTGGTGATGCAAATGAGTGGGCCGCAGACCCCTTTACATCGGGCTAATTCCAAATGGCTAGAGCAACTGGTATTTTCACTATTTTGTCCGTACAGGACATTGAGGACATTGTTGCCCGAGCAGTTGCCTTGCTCAAGGAAGGCAAAACCATGATGGAATACTCGGATTCGGGTACCTCCGTGGTCAAGGGCTGGCCCATCGACATCACTACGGTTCTTGTCGAGTCTCGTTATGCTTTGCAGATTAAAGACCCCCAGAAGTATGGGGCTGTCGATAGGGTGCGTGTTTATAACGGCCTCAATAATTTCCGTTCGATGTAATGCGTAAGAAACCCACCAAGAAAGATTCGCCCATCAAGGCGTCTAGAGTTCCAAAGATTGCCCCAGGCGTTACGGTCAGCCCAGCCCTAAAGAAGCAGGCGTCCGCTGGCCCTGGCATCTTCAGTAACTTCGAGTCCGCAAAGTTCTCCAACAAGCGTAGTTGGATTTGGTCATCCTGGCCGCAGGATTTCAAGAAAACCATGACGGTGTTCGACCGCATGGAGACGACCCGCAGGATGCGGTACTTGGAACTCAATGCGGGACTTATCAGACAGGCCATTGGTGACATGGCACTTTATTCGGTCGGTTCGGGCATCAAGGCACAAGCCGAGTCTGGTGATGAAATGTGGGATAACCTTGCCGACATTTACTTC